CCGGTTCCCACGTGGGGTTAGCGGAAGGGCCGCCCGTTCGTAAAAAATAATTTTCAGTACCGGGCGGTAATATTACCCATCCAGTCGCGTTACGATACAAAATATCACCTTGCGTATTGCCCATTGAGTAATCGAGTATTTCCGACAATGAATTAGGGGTGGGTGCCGCTGTTAAGCCGCTAATATTAGCTAATAGAAATCCCGTATCGATTTGATCAAATGAAATGGTACCTACACCCGTAATAGGGCCGCCGATTAATCCCGTGCCGGTATTAACTTGCGTAACCGTTCCGCCTCCAATCGCCGGAACCCACGAAGGGTTAGCGGAAGGACCCCCCGTTTGCAAAACGTAACCGGGAGTACTTGGCGGCAATACTGTCCATTGCGTCGCGTTACGATACAAAATATCGCCTTGCGCGCTACCGAAAACATTATCTATTAGTGCCGTTAAGGACGTGGGTGACGGTGCGGCCCCTACGCCGCTAATATTAGCTAATAGCAAACCCGTATCAATTGGTACTAAAGATAACGTACCGATCGTGGTAATAGGGCCACCTGTTAAACCAACGCCACTATTTACCTGAGTAACTGTGCCGCCGCCTGGAGTACCCGCGCCGTAATTATTAACGTCAAAAACTAATGATGTCATAAAGGTGTCCAAAGTGATTCGTTAGTGATGTGGGCGCCGTCATTTGTAAAGGTCTGCACGTACGTGACGCCGATATAGGTAACGGATATCGTACTGATAAAATTACCAGAATACGTATATGTCTTTTCCAGGCTATCGAGAGGAAGTGCTACGCCGTTAGATGCTTGTACTGTTAGTCCACCAGCCATAAAACCCCTAGTTAAAAATAGTTGTTGACGAAGTATGCATCATGTGTTGTAATAAAGAATTATACTTTTCGATTACTATTTGAGTCTATATCGTTTTAAGAGGGCGTCAAGAATCTCGCATAAACTGCTGGTACACTTTCGCTGCCTCAACGGCATCGGTAGGCACGACGGGCATTTGCATAACTTTTAGTGACTCTTCGATTTGAACAGCTGACTTTTCCGTAAAGTTAGCTTGTGTTTTTAAATAAAATATTACGGCGTTAATTTTTCCTAATTCTATTTGTGACAAAAGTTCTTCACCCGCTGCGGCTATCGCTTGTGCTTTACCACATTTTAATCGCGCTTCGGCAATTGGATTTTCTTCGCACCATTCCGCCCAATCTTTTGGATCGAGTCCGAAATAATCTCCACATTCTTGTATCGTTAATCCGCATTTACCAAGACGCACCATACGCGCTTGAAAAGCTACGCCAGCGTTTCGATCAAACTCCGGGATCGTTAAAATTTCGAAAGGACTATTGTTCATATCATTTCCCGCACAAATCTTTTTATTCTTTAAGCATACCACACGATCTATAAACTCAGCGTTTGTTAGTAAGCTCATAGAGACGCGGAGTTTACTCCACAGTTTCAGTCATTAAACTATCGTTAGTTATGATCACTTAAGTACACTAGACGAACACTAATAGCGTACAAGATAAACTATTGATTTATTATATTATTTACTACTTATGATCAGATGAATACTTAAAAGTATATTTAAGTAAAAAAAAGGGGTGGGTGTATAAAATATGTACAGGTACGGGGGTGTATAATATACAATATGGGTTTTTAGCGTTCATCTGATCATAATCCACTATTCTCTATATAAATCAATCACTTACGATGATCACTACTGCTGTACATCTAGTATACAGTAGTGATCAGAACTTTTACTTTTGAGCGTCTTCAAATGTTTTCATAATTAGTTCCCTGTCTAATATTTCCGTAGAGGGATGACCGATTTTTATGAAAATTCGGGGTCTGCGATTATCGAAAGAAACATTTCGACTCGCTAGTCCTTGTGGTAGATGTGGATGATACACGTAGCCTAAAGCTTTTAGAATGGGACCTCGCTTATTATCGGGCATTAAATGGCGTAAATGTTGAGCGTTTAAAAAGTCGGTTAGTGCTGTGGAAGACAACCACCCACCCTTAAATCCTTTTCGTCCCTGTTCGATTTCTTCGAGTAGTATCATTTCGATTTGCGAACGACTTGCTTCGATGACTTCTTGCGTGGTAGATGTATCTGGAGCCGTGACGCAATTTCCCGCAAAATCGAAATTGGGATTCGGTATGTAATTGTGGATAAAATGCGCGAATATTTCATTACCTTCAGTTCTTTGCCAATCGGCAATTTTTCTAAATTCGGCGGGAGTCATTCCAGCGTTAATTAAATCTTCAGGCGTTTGCAGTGCGGACATAAAAACGGCTATTCGTCTCGTTTCTTTGCGTTTCTGTATGCGATCAAAATCGTTAACGGTAATGATGAAATTTGCCGGAAAGTCGTTCATTTGGATATTGCTACCTTTCCCTTCGAAGGCTAATCGTTTAGACGTGACTAAGGGTTTTAACGCTTCTTCAAGTTTAGTCGAACGGACTTGTGGATCTTCTATTAGTATTAACGTCTTTGCGAACCACTGAATATTGAAACGTCCCTCAAACTCATCACCTTTCGAACTATGTGTATACGTTTCACCGCACGCATACGCTATAAAATCAGCAAAGAGCGACTTTCCACAGCCTTGTACACCTTGGAGTACGATAGCCCATTGCGACTTAACGCCGGGCTTCTGAGCGAGCACAGCGGCATAGCTTAATAGAATTTCTTGGTCACGTTTATTCGGTATCATAGCGTTAAAAAAACGAAAAAATGGCGTTATGTCGCCTTCACGTTTTTTAATAGCGATAGGTTTGTAGGTATTGATTGAACGAATGCCTTCGTGCTCTGTGATCTCCCCGTGCTTTAAGTGCGGTTTGAAGCCTAAACATTCGATAACGCGTCCTGAAATTGCCGCATATTTACGAAAGCTTTTGTACGGCGCGTCTTTAAGATGTAAACCGCCATAGCACATGTTAAAAGCGTCCTGATTTAATAGGCCGTGTTGTATCGAATAGATTTCACGTTCGGTCTTAACGTAATAGCATCCTTCAAATTCCTGGGGGATATCGGCAAGTATTTCTTGACACCCACTTTGAGATTCGATAGACTTAGTATGTTGAGAGATCCCAGCGAGTCTACCCGATATCGCCTTCGCAATCGTATCGGGTAGATAAGTTTTCCTTTCCGTCCACTTATCCCGCACTAATTTCGATTTCCACATTAACCGCTCGACTTGCTTTTCGTTTCCTTCCGTGTGTTTCGCCAACATGTTAGCCAACGCTAAGTCGGCAAGACTATAGTTGTAAAGTTTACCTTGCGTGGGTGACGGATACGCGCGCGCTAAGGCCTCGACGTCACCATCGAATAATTCGGAAAAACTCGGCGTATTACCAAAAACCGTTGCCGCCGATTCATACGCGCGGGCTTTCATTAAGACCTGTTCGTCCGTTAAGTTGCCTATATATTTCTGTTGTTCGGTTGTTGGTATTTTGTCTTCTACAACGTCTTTATTAAAATACTCGAAAATGGTAGAAATTAATGGTACCGTTGCGTCTGTATTCCAATCGCCCTGCGTATTAATACCGCCGAACATGACAAATCGACCCGTTGTGTAAAGTTCAATGTGGAGTAAATCGTTTTTATTCCTATGTACCGTATCGTCGGTATATCGTCCGATTATGTGCAGTCCTTTTCCGCTCTGTGAGACTTCAATAAAACAACCCGTAAACATCGAATAGAATTTAGCGGCGAGAGTAGACCATTGTCCGATTTCATTCGGATCGTTTTCGTTAAGTTTAATAACCGCTTTATCAATATCGAGAAAAAATACGCCGCTTCCTGCAGTGAGCGAAAAGCCGACGCGGTAATCCGATGTTTTATTCTTTGCGTTTAATGAGGATACACGAATTTCAGCTTCTGCTAATGTCATCCAATTCGCGGGATTCAAATGATTTGAAGGTTTAGTTCCGGCGGGATTATACGGGACTTTAGTGACAACACCTTTCGCATCCTTATCTATCTTACTTACTATGAATTGGGGGAAAGCGTCAGCGTTTGTGAGGTGTTGAGAGAGCGCCATTGTTGATATCCTTATCCTGTGCGGTTATGTTATCGCGACATACTCACCCAACTCCTTCGCTAAAGCCGGGTTCGTATTTAATTTTTTAAAATCTTCGATCGATAGGGATTTAAACAAGACTTGAGTATCGCCAAGCTCAAAAGCGCGTTCGATAACCTTTTCGCGTACTAAATCCATCGGTCCAAAATATTTACTAATTAATGGGCCTGATTGTCCTGCCTCTGCCGCGATTCTGTCACGTACGAGGCCTTGTGCACCGCTAACACGCGCTAAACGTAATGCGGCGTCAATCGCTTCAGCGCGACGGACGTCCGGTAATTCACGACGGATTATTGGTTTTAATTTAATGTTACTCATATTATTTCTCCATATACAGTCAGGTTACCATTTCGTGACGGTTCCGTCAATTCCTCGGGGGTGCTGAAAACACCATAGACACCGTGTGTTAACTTGCGAGGCGTAGTCATTAAATCGCGAATAATGCTTTGTCGACAGAATTCACAAGCTATACGTTCACCATGAAGGTTATTGATAAGAACCTGTTCTATTTCTTTGAAATAAAATGTATTTTCATCCAGAACAGCGCCGCAATGGCTCAGGCCTTCCTCATACTTAATGTGATTCATTAATTCTCCCTTTTTATATCTTAAAGTAAAACTTTAAATTAACGTACTATAAATTAACTTAAAATCTTACTTTAACTATAAGCTTCCTTCGTCACAACAAAACTTAGCGTCTCCACCTAAGGTATTGATTAAATCGATAAAAGACTTTTGCGCTTTTTCTCTATCCGTCCCTTTATACACCCACCCCTCTTGTTTAACTTCACGTGCGACAAATTGACCTATCGTCTTACCGACCATGTCGGACGTTATTTTAACAGGACGTATACCGATTAAATCAGACGATTTAAAAAGCGCATTAACTTTATGTGATTCATTAGCTAAACCAAAACGAATGTATCGACCTTCCGAGTCGTAAAAAGCACCCACGTTATTACGCCATAAACGTATCCCCAATCGTGACGCTTCTAAACGGATACGAGCCTGTACGTCATTTTCCGACATTTAGTTCAGCCTCAATAAGTTCAAGTACGTCATCTACGGCCGTGGTATAACCTTGCGACCACGATTCTAGCCTATCCGGTTCGCAATACTTTTTAGCTTCACGCAACGTAATACGTTTTAGCATGTCGAGTTTATATTTTATCTTCTCTATATCAATCATTTCGTCTCCTTATGTTCTACTTTAACCATCGTCCGTAACTATTTGATATTTATGGTGGGCGCGTCGCTACTCACCTAGTCTACTTTCCCAGGAGAAAATCGAATTTCGCGCATAGGAGCGCCCATATTTACCTTAGTCTTCTGTTGCGGGTTCTGTCAACTGAGCAAGCGTATCTTTCGGAGCTATACCTTGCTTCAATCCTTTTTGTATAGCGTTTCGTAGTTCGCGTGCTTTGTTCAAAGAAATTGTCGGATATTTACCTACATTAATCGAATTATATACTCTATTTACCGCATAAAAAACTTTCCAAATTTTTCCGCCTCTCCGTCCAATTTCTAGGAATAACCAACCGCCATCTGAAAGTCTATACTTACTTCCCTTACTTACGGCACTAGCTATTTCAAATTCACTTAATTTATTTATTTTGTTGGTTTTGATACCTTCTAATTCATCTTTAGGATCTTTTCTTTTTTCTAATACCTTTAATGCTTCAAGTCTTACTTCTCTCGCTTTAGTTAAACTTAGCGCTGGGACATGCCCTAGACATAAAGTTTTTTGTTTATTTTTTAAAACATATTGAAATTTCCATTGCTTAGTGCCAGTAGGTAGGACTATAAGATATAAAGAACCTCCGTCATTAAGGGCGTATGCTTTATCTTCGGGCTTTGCATTTTTTATAACTTCTTCAGTTAATCGGTTAAGTTCTAATGGTTTTTCTTCCTCAATCTCAATTAACCGTTCTTTTTTTTTAAGTACTCTGCGTTCGGATCGATTCGTTCCATTAGCGCTAAGGCATCTTTGGTACTTAGCGTTTGCGCTGAGAGCGTGTCGATACCAAATGTAAAATAGAAACGTCGTAATATCTCAGTGTCTGATTCGCCCTTAGCGTGCCATACGCCCGCCCATTGCGCGATAGTATCTTTAAGTGCTGTTATCGTCTCTTGCCGCGCGTGATGCTTCTTAACGATACTGGCGGCTATCGGACCTGATGCCCCCCGCGGAATTCTCGGCGTGCTTTCAATTCGTGCGATTTCGTCTGTAATAGTTTTAAGCCCTTCGGGGAGTAATTCGCGCAAATTGCCATCTACTTGTTCGGGTAGTAATCGAGCTTTAGGCTCTGGGATAGGATGGCTGCAATATGGGCATCTATCTAAATTACGTTCAAATATCGCCATACACTCAATATTAAGACACGTACGTAATTTCATCGCCGTAGATTCACTTTTAGCTTTACGTTCACGTGAGTCTAACGACCAGATACGCGGCGTGTCTGGAAAGCCGTGATTGATTGTTCCATCCGGATGCATTATGTTGCCGACGTGATCTAAAATGATAGCGTGTTCTTTTCCTTCCGCAGGACGTAAGGCCCGACCTATCTGCTGCATGTGGAGACCGTACGATAAGGTCGGACGTTTTAGCGATAAACAACCTATAGCCGGGACGTCGACACCCTCCGCGCAAATATCCACATTAACTAATTGTAAGACTTTACCTTCTCTAAAAAGCCGCATCATTGCCGCGCGTTCGCTAATACCCGTCCCCGCGTGAATACAAATTGCTGGAACACCAGCCGCCTCAAATGCGGCAGTCTGTTCGATAGCATCTTCTACGCTCACCACAAAAGTAATGCCCAATTTACCTTGCGCATACTTGAGATAATGTGCAACTACGTCACCAGTGATTTGGGCCTTTTTTATCGCTTGACATAATGGGCTAGGGCTATAGTCCCCCGAAGCGGTAATATTAACGGAAGATAAGTCTAAGTTATTAGGCGGCCCAAAGATACGATATTTGCTTAAGTAGCCTTGCGAGATTAACTCTCGCATTGAAGGACCTTCAATCATAACATCAACGACGCCGTCGGCTTGACGGCCTAATCCGCGCCCATCTGCACGCAATGGCGTAGCCGTTACTAAAAGTCCTTTAGCATTAGGAAACATCTCGAGGGCTTTTCCCCACTTATTAGCTTTAAGTACGTGCGCAGCCTCGTCGATGACGACAAGCTTGATTCGATCCACCCACGACGGTTGTCGTTTAATAAGCGTGTCGACACTCGCAACGATTATCGGCGCGTTGGGATTAAAGTAATGTCGCGGGCCGTTTTGTAAGTGCAGGTTAACAATAGCACGTATCGTATTTTGCGGAGATATGATACTGTGGGTGATTTCGGCACGTGCGAGCGCTAACGAAAGTTGGCTTACTAATTCCATACGATGCGCGATAATAACGGTAGGCTCGGCAAAGCGTTCCACAATTGCAGTTAATATTACCGTTTTACCGCTGCCCGTGTGAGACTGTACGAGGACGTTACGATGTCCCTCGTTCCATGCGGCGAAAACGTCTTCAATTAAACTTTTTTGATAATTTCTTAAAATTATTGTTGACATGGCCGTCACCTTACCGTATACTGAACTCAAAGTCAATAAGAGGATTGAATGAATTTAGTAAAGAAGTTGCAGCGTAGGCACATCATAGAAATATACAAGCAAGAGCTTATCGGCAAGCTATGCAAAAGCGCATACGCTAAGGGCGAAATGTCAACTTGTAGTTTAAAAGATGTTATCGAGACGATAAAAAACTTTAAGTACGCTTGTAGCGATATTATAACGTGAGGTGTACGGGATATGGAAATATTAAGCTGTCTTTTTGGATTTCTCGGAAATATAAAAAGATTTTTTCCAGGCCCTATAGTGGCCGAAGCTAAAAATCTAAAAGCGCTTCAAGATCCAGAAGTAATAGGGCTTTTATCTTTTTTAACCTCGTTAAAAAAGATAAACAGTTCGAACGATGCGGCTGAATGCATCGATAGGTTAGCTAAAAAAGGAATTGAAGTTATCATAGAAAAAGGAGTATGAATGGAAGTCTTACAAATAATAGTCCTATCGATAGGTGTGGCTATGGGTATTGCGGCGATTAGCACAACGGAAAGTGACGCCGAGCAAAAGCAACGTACGGAAGAAAACTTTAAGGATAATTGGGAGAAATTGAAAAATGATAAATACGTTAGAGTTTACTAAACTTCATGTTTTAAACAATTTAAAAGAATGTAGCGGGCTTAGTGGTAGTCGTGTACAAGATTACGTTGGAGTTTATATAGCTGAAGCAGGCGTGGCGTACGACACCATATTAAAAAGTTTTGGGTTGTTAAAGGAGACGGAAGATGCCGATTGAAATCAGAATAACGGACGTTAGGGACTTAACGGAGCGCTCCGTTAATGAACTCTTTAAGTATTTATCAGCTATGCGTAAGCAAAGTGTGCAGGACTATTTAAACGAACACGCAGAACCGCCCGTTGAAGATATTACAGTTACACAAGAAGTAGACCTAGACATTGAAGAGTTGTCGGCAACATTGCTTCAAGAAAAAAAGACACGTAAAAAACGGACAGCTGCTGTTAGACCCGATAAACAACGAACAATGTTTTCAGAAGAAGAAATATCCAAAGCTTTTCCGGAGGAAAATGACTTACCACCCCCTCCTCCGTTTTTTCCAGAAATAGAATACGATGACCTAATGGCTTACATATCGGATGGCATAAGCTATAAAAAAATGACGTATCAAACCGTATTGGACGTGTTATCAACTTTTAACGTGCCTAATTTAGAAGCGTTAGAACAGGTGCCTGAAATGATTATGCCGTTCTATCGAGCTCTTAAGGAGAAAGTATATGGGTAATAGTCGCACATATTTAGGTGATGGCGTATATGTAGAATTTGATTGTGGGCAACTTTGGTTGAGCGTAGATAACGGCGCGATAGTTCCAGGACTGAATGCTATTTGTCTCGAATCGGAAGTTTTAGAACGCTTAAACAATTATCATAAAAGTCAATTAGCGATTATGGAAAAAGAAACGATATGAGTGACGATAGTAAAAATAGTGCTATGCTTGGCGGCCTTGAGAGTACTATCGAAAATATGGAAACCATACGTAACATGATAGTTACAACTCACAAATTCTATAAGCATATGCAGAAGAGCGGGATAAGTTTAGATGAATCTTTTAAAATGCTGTTAGAAGAAATAGATACAGACATTAACAGGCTTAAAAATGCGAATTAAAGAAATAATGTGGCAAGACCGCAAAGAATTTGGCGTTATCTTAGAGTGTGAGTATTGTAAAGATACTTACAGTGTACGTGGTTATGATGACGATAGATTCCGTAACGAAATCGTACCGGATTTACCTTGCCGGATATGCTGTAAGAAAACGGGTGAATATTCAGATACAACACTCCGCATATGTGAGATAAATGAGGCCATACTATGAAGGACAAAGAACACTCTTACGATTTGATGCTACGTATTTTATGCATAATAGAAGGGATAAACAAATCAGTTTTTATGTTGTGGATGGCGGTTATGCTACTGCTAATTTTGTTTTGTCTTGCTGTCTAAAGGACAAAGTAAATCAATTTTTAATAACTAAAGGAGATGAAATGAGTATTAAGATAACTACACCGGTGGGGCGATTAATAGAGGGGAATGTGCATAAAGCTTATGTGTATAGTTCAAATAAAGGTACAGAAGACTTTTTCTTTGCTGTAGCAATCCCTAAAGGAAAAGAAACACATTGGAATCAAACTGAATGGGGTAAAGCGATCTATGAAGAAGGTCAAAAAGCTTTCCCTGATGGCCAATGGCAACGTCCGGATTTTAGCTGGAAAATAATTGACGGTGATTCTACATTATTTAATGGGGCAAAACTTCCTGTTCGATGGTGTGATAAAGAAGGTTATGCGAGTAATTGGGTTCTTAAATTTGCTCGTCCCTTTGCGCCTACCATTTATAATCATGATGGTAGTCAACAGATATTAGAAGAGAACTATATTAATCTTGGTGATTATGTACAAGTATATGCTCAGATACTCGGTAATCAAGATAAAACAAAAAAACCAAAATCTAACGTAGTCTGTAAACCAGGTGTTTATCTTAATCATGAATCCGTAGCCCTATCTGCGTATGGCCCACGTATGATGCGTTCTTTTGCTTCCGATCCATCAGATGCGACAGCCGCCGGATTTGGTCGAGCACCACTACCACCCGGCGCAAGTACGGTACCGTTAACAGTTTCGACTACAGCATCTCCAGTCCAACAACAAGAAACTGCGCCACCCACTCCGAATGTCCCGCCGTATCCTCAAGTTTTAGAAGTACCGCCCGCGCCTACTCCACCAATACCCGCAGCACCCACGTATGTGATGACGGATAAAGCTAAAGGTAGGACGCAAGAAGAATTTAGAAAAGTAGGCTGGACGGACGCACAGATGATTGAACACGGTATAATGGTGGTTCAATGATGGCAAAAGTAGTTATAATACTTATGTCCGTGGCGGTATTACTTTTAATACCGCCACTGTTTGATTTAATGGGTATTACAGTTGTTATTGGTCGACAGATACATCAAGATGATAAATAATGGCTAAAAAAACTATTAACCTTTTGACGGGTAAAATCGAATATGTTTGTAAATACCATGGCGTTGTAGAAGATTTAAAACGGCGACAACGTAGGGGTTTTTACTATTATAATTGTACGGTATGCTTACGTGCTAGTAGCAGAAAAAGTTATCAAGCGCATAAAGATGACGTACGGTCGAATTGTAAAAAATATTATCAAGCGCACAAAGAAAAATATTTACAAAGGGCTAAAAAATACCGTAGTGCAAATAGGGAAAAAACGCGCGAATATATGAAAGCATACTATTCGAACAATAAAGAAAAGTTTAAGAAAAAAATACCGCAGGATAATAGCCCAAATTTAATGGTGGGGGATACGTGAAGGCATTCGACTTTGATACCTGGAAAGAGAAAGGACACCCTAATTGTTTTCTTGAAGACGGCACAGAAATAAGAATTTCTAGTATAACGTTTTTTGGGGGTAAAATAGAAATGATATTCTATAATTTAAAAAATCCGGATGGGTATACGTATTTAAAAAGTCCTTTTGGGGTATTTATGGAGGATAAGTGACGGACAGGTATACGGTAGAGGAGATTAAGAAGTATCTTGACGCATACCGAGAGGATATTGATTACAATACGATATCCAACTTAATGAATTTAGCGTATGCCGAAGGTAAGAAAAGTGGCAGCTCGGATTTAGATAATTTCATTAATAAACTTTCGCGCCATAAAAGTTACATGGAGTTAAAAAAAGAAAACATAAAACTTAGAGAACGAATACAAAAGCTTGCGGATTTTATCGAATCAGATAAGGATATCTAATGCATATTACGATAGATTTTGAAACGTATTCTGAAGCGGGCTATACGTACAATAAAACTACGCGTAAATGGGAAGGTTTACTTAACGCTACTAAAAAAGGCTTATCGAGCGTGGGGATGGCAGCGTACGCAAAGCATCCAACCACACAAATACTATCACTTGCGTATTGTTTGGAAGATACAGTACGTATGTGGAATCCGGGCCAACCTCTTCCTACACTCCTTTGGACACGGGATGAATTATATATTGAAGCATGGAACGTGGGCTTCGAGCGTTGGATATGGGAAGAAGTGGCGGTTAAGCGTTACGATTTTCAACCAATAGAAGCTCATCGTTGGCGCTGCGCAGCGGCCAAATCTCGTGCCTTTTCGCTTCCTGGCAGTCTCGCAGAAGCTGGAAAAGTACTGCAGACTAGTATCCAAAAAGATAAAGACGGCACGCGTTTACTTAATAAATTTAGCATACCCCATAATCCCACGGCGAAAGATTCTAGGTTACGTATTTTGCCTGAAGAAGATTTGGAAGATGCCTCACGCCTTTACGACTATAATTTACAAGACGTATTAGCCGAAATTGAAATATCTAAAAATATCCCTGACCTTTCCCCTTTCGAATTAAAATTCTGGCAATGCGATCAAGAAATTAACCATCGTGGCGTACAAATAGATATACCCTCAGTTTTAAGTTGTATCCACATTATAGAACAAGCACATGCTAAATATAATGCGGAGTTACCTATTTTAACCGATGGCGCAGTTGAAGCGGCGTCGCAAATATCACGTATCATGAAATGGCTTGCGTCATTGGGCGTAGAGACCGAATCGCTTGACGGAGAGCATATTAGCGAGCTATTAAAAGACCCATTTTTACTACCACAAGTTCGGCGTGTTTTAGAGATACGTCAACTCATAGGTTCTGCGGCCGTTAAAAAGCTATATGCAATGCTAAACCAAAATGCGAATGGTCGAGTATACGACCTCTTCGTCTATCATTCAGCGCGTACAGGACGTGCCGCCGGTATGGGCGTACAGCCTCAAAATCTTCCGCGCGGTGAGGAAAATTTTAATGTGGAAAAAGCTTTACGCGTAATAGGTTCGGGTTCGCTTGATGCGGTTGAGGCTGCATATGGTAACGCTACGACTGCCGTATCTAATTGTTTGCGCGGTATGTTTATTGCTCGAAAAGGTTATCGATTAATCGGGAGTGACTATAGCGCAATCGAAGCGGTAGTACTTGCGGAACTTGCGGGGGAGGAATGGAGACAACAAGTTTTTCGCACCCATGGCAAAATTTACGAGATGTCTGCGAGTTTAATTAGCGGTATATCGCTCGATGATATTCTGCTCGCATACGATCCATATACTAAACGTCACCACCCACTACGTAAACTCGGAAAAGTTGCAGAACTCGCATCGGGTTACGGCGGTTGGATAGGCGCCTGGAAAAACTTTGGAGCTGATGAGTTTATGAGTGACGATGAGATACGTAACGCCATTTTAGCGTGGCGTGCCGCTTCACCTGCTATTGTAAAGTTTTGGGGCGGCCAGCTCGATGAAGACTATAAGCCTTGTCTATTCGGCGTGGAAGGCGCAGCGATTCAGGCAGTGCAATATCCAGGTATCGTCACAAAATATCGTTCTATTCGTTTTGCCGTAACGGATGATATTTTATATGGTCATCTTCCGAGTGGTCGTAAATTAACCTATCATAAGCCGCGCCTTTTACCATCTGAACGTCGTCCCGGTACTCTGGAATTAAGCTATGAGGGTTGGAATACTAATTCTAAAAATGGCGCTATAGGATGGATACGTCAAGTTACGTACGGCGGTAAACTCGTCGAAAATATCACGCAAGCCGTGGCGCGAGATATTTTAGCTAATGCTATCGTTAATCTCGAAGAGGCGGCTTATCCGGTCGTTTTGCACGTGCACGATGAGGTAGTCTCGGAAGTTCCACACAATCAAGTCTCTCTTGAAGAATTCGAGCAGATCATGTCTATTATGCCCGCCTGGGCAACTGGCTGGCCCGTTGTCGCTAAGGGTGGCTGGGTAGGTCAAAGGTACTGTAAGTAATTGAATCCACTAAATAAAAAAATAATTTAAATTATTTGCGCGTACTTGTTGACAACGCCCGCACCTCGTCTTATACTAACAACAACTGAACGAAACTTTAACTTTAATTAGGAGAAAAGGAAAAATGAAAATGTTTAAAGTAAAATTAGTACATAAAGGATTTGTAAGAGAACTTTTTTATAGAGAAGCAATATCTTATGACGCGATCTTGAAATACCTAGATATGTTTGAGTGGCCCCAAGGTAAATGGAAAATTTCTGAAGTTGAAGAGTAATGGGAAACAATTACTGCTCACTGCTGAATAAGCAGCTTAGAAAATTTTGCTTATACAAACTACATACACTGCTGAATAAGCAGCTTAGAAAATTTTGTTTATACAAACTACATACACTGCTGAATAAGTAGTTAACTCAACAAAAGGAAACATCTAACATGAGTGCATTTAAACGAAAACCAAGAGAAAAAACTTATGGGAAATTTATAGGGGACGATGGCAGCCTTGTGTACCGTTTTGGTCAAGAAGATTTTTGGTACGACGGCCCCGTATCCGAATTTAGATTTTTAAACAAAGAAGTTAAAAGACTTCATATCGTAAAAAGTAAACTTCATAAGGAATTAGAAACCGCAGTTCTTCCGGATGATTTAAGTGGTTTTAACTCTCTGCCGGATAGGATAGAAAATTGTGATAGGCTAATTAACCGCCATCAAAAACGGCTATTAGAGTTACATAATGGCGCTTTACAAAATAAAGAATGGCATTTGGGACTAGTATTTTAATAATACTCAACAACGACAAGGGGGCTCAACAATGAAAGAACAGATAAAATTAAAAGAGGTATTGATCGAAGCTTACGCACTGGGATATTTAGCGCATGTCTTGGATGTTTATGCAGATTTAGATCCACTTAAATATGAATCTATTCCGCTTAACGATAACTGTTTTCTTAATCTAATGGACGAAAACGGTTTAATATCGTTACGAAAAAATACCATCTTAAAAAATAGACAACAAGATTTTGATAAGTGTGTTAACAGTTACGATTTAGGCTATCACGATTCCATGTTTGGCGAAGTGCGTAAAGTGTCTATCCCGGATAAGCGTGACGGTCGTAAAGTATGGACGTATCCCATAGAAATCTCTAAGTTAACGCAAACGCGAGGAGGCATACAATGAGTATCGTTATTGAACTGTTCAACCTTAAACGGTCTATAGAGTCCTTGATTGACGTTTACGAGGATAAAACGTTTGCGAAAGATGGCGAAAACATTATAGAATCAATGCGGGAAATAGTAACCGCTTACGATATGAAGAACCGACGTATAGAGGAAAGGTTATGAGTATTGATACTAGAGGACCAATAGTAATGATTTCATCATTAGTCGATGGTCAGGTAGAGTTAGAATTTGATAGAACCGAAACGACTTTCGACATTATTGTTCAATTTTTCGAGGATTGGAGTAGAAATAAACCTAGCCTCGTATATTATAATGGATGCCTCAGAGAATGTCGGATGAAAGGTATTTTATTTAAAAAAGATTCTTTTCTTTTACGCTTGACTCTTTTAGATACCGATGAAACCAAAGAGGGAAAAATAGGATAGGATACACAGTGAAAGGGTTTCTAGTAGTATTATTTATAGTGTTTATGTTTCTTTATCTCTGGCGTGGCGCTAAAAGTCATAACGAATCGTACGCATGGTTTTGCTTTTTGATGGGGTCGTTAAGTGGTATTTACGCAATGTTAAATCATGTGGGCGTAGAGATAATGGACGTTAAGGGACAACTAGAACACATTGACGAAAAGTTAGAACCGGTAGACGAAAAGTTAGAAAACTTAAAAATAGACGAGGGGGACATTTATGAACACAGAAGACTTAAAAATGGTACAGAGACTACAATCTGATTTGATCCGTATTTTAGAAGCGCTTAAAGAAATTAAAAATACGATTGGTTATTTTGATTATTTCTGTGAGGGGGATTATCGTGATAGACTTAACGGAGTCGATAGGTACTTGTTAAAAAGACATATCGAATCTTTAGTGCATGAATCAGAATTCATTTGCGTGATGTTAAAGTATATTATACGCTAATAATGAGGTGTCCGAATGAAACGCGATGAGAAAATAAAAGCGATTAAAGAATCGTTGAATAATATTCTTGAAAGAGGTGATAAAACATTCGTTAAAGAGTCAATTAATGAGATAGTTGATGCTATGCTAGATACGATATATACAGCTCGTCGCGCAGTAAAGATATGGGCTATAACGGCAGTTATATTTTGGTTGATATGTATAGGACTTATAATAGGGCATTGAAAACGGATAATTAAAAGGAGAGTATTTATGGGCGCGTATTGTCAAGTGACCGGTAAAAAAGTAATGTCGGGTCAAAATGTTTCACACTCTAATAATAAGACTAAACGTAAGTTTTTGCCTAATTTACACAAGCATCGTTTTTGGGTAGAAAGTTTGCAACGCTTCGTAAAGTTACGTGTGTCAACTCAAGGAATACGTACTATAGAAGTAAATGGCGAACGTCATGTTATAGAAAGAGTTGAGGTTAAAGAAGATTTTTTAATAGAAATATATGTGAAGCCCAAGCTAGAAATATCTTTCATTACCGGAACGGATATAATCATATGAGCGTAATACCGCCAATAGCACCTACTATTGGAAGTAGTGAATTTAACAGGAAAAGGGGGTGAAATGGATTATTTAATGAATCAAGTTAAACTATTGTATGGAACTGAAGCTAAATGGCCTAAAAGTTTAAAAAAGTTATTAGTTGAACGTTCTGAACAATCGGATGTCGCGCGGCTTGAAAAATTAGAGCAAAAAATAAAGTCAATTTTATATAAGCGGCTTACGTCTATTCCTAAACCTAAACGAACAATGGGAATTATAAATCCATGTGCTAAGATATGCGAGAATTGTGCAAAAGATATCGGCAATCCTGTTATCGGACAAGTGAAGTATTTTGGTGGAATAGATTTTAATACGGGATTTTCTAGAGCCTTTTGTTCCGAAAGCTGTTTAAAATCTTATTCTGTAACGACTATTAAGGAAAACGAACAATGAATGAAAAAACAGACATAGAGAGAGTTGTTGAAATTAAGGATAACGGCCAGTACTTCATATCGTGTTTAAGCTATTTCGGGAAGTACGAACCATTCTCAGTCCCTTTCGCGGTCTTTATGTACGTTAAACAACTTGAAAACTTTATAGCTGATCCTGAAGAATCTAACCTAAAAGAAATATATAGCGATAGATTTAATAAAAACGAACCGGATAAATCATACCTCATCGAAACGGAAGTTAAACACGCGTGTATTAATTTCATACGCGCCTATTTCAAAAACGACCAAAGTAAAATTGACGAATGGTTTAATACACCAAATCCTTTATTAGGTGGCGTATCCCCTACTCATATGATTGATAGGGGAAGAGAAAAAAAGTTATGGCAATTCATAACGCAAAGAATGCCGTAAAACGAACATTTAAATAAGGATAACCGATGAACAAAACTTATTGCGTAAGCTAGGGATAACGACTTATGGGTATATACAATTATCTAATTTGTTTAAAATGCAACAAAAGAGCTTTTGTTGTAAAACGTCCCTCTTCTTCGGCAATTGACGCTCGTGGATCCGCAGGTGTTGATGATGCTTTAGAATTTTTAGAAATACATTCACTATGTACCCCCTATGTAGTATATGCTCCTGAGTGGGAAATATCGGGAGATGGTGCATTAGAACTATCATATAAAAAGTATTAGAGAAAAGCGAACATTTAAATAAGGATAACCAATGAACAAAACAACTCACGTACTACTCGCTATTATCGCTGTATCGATGGTCGTCACGGCTGTCGGCGTTATGCACGTTCAGTATTATTTAGAACGCGTCGTATCTGAAATCGGCTTGATTACGTATCCTTAGAGGGAAAGATGAGAGTAACAATGACTTTCTGATGTTATTGCGGAAATGAATACTTTTTGGAGATTTTATTAAAAATGTTAGTAAAACATATGTTACGTGAATTATTGAAGTGTAATGAGAATATGCCAGTCAAAATGTCGATTGCGCGTAATGGATGTAGTTGTTGTGAAGATTCTTGGCCGATAGAAGAAGATATCGATACTTTTAAAATAAAAATTTATTCTTTAAATGATGTACTCGTAGCTTGTATCTCTAATCATAATGATGATGCCAAATTTTATGATCTATTTCCCGATTACAATAATTCTGATGATACACCCCTTCCTTTGCCGGAAAAAATACAATTGGAGGAAATAGAATGAATTTAAAAGATGTTAAATACTTATCGGATGGTCATATTTGGTTTTAAGAAAAAGCTAACGTAATTAACTCACGTTAGCTCAACTCCTTCCGCCTTAGGTGGATGAGATTCGTATTTAATAAATTTAAGTTTTAATAATTGCCGTTACGACAAGAGACGGCTGCATGACATTAAATGGCGTACTGCTACCGGTCGTGCTACTAGTTGTCGTGCCGGATATGACGGCACCACCACCCACGATAATACCACTACCACTTACCAGCGTACCGCTGACGTCATGTGTATGCGCTGCAAGTTCTGCGGTGAGTAATGTATGCGCTTCTTGACCACCGGATTGTCCCGTGACTGTTCCCGCGACGCCAAATGGAGTACCAGAAGCGGTACCACCCGCCCCTATCCACGTGGTACGTCGACTATCAGGAACGTTAAAAGTGGTCGAGCCGTCACCATTTCCGAAATTGAAGAATTGAATAGAAACCGCACCGGACGCTGTTGCCATTTGGCTAGTCGTAATATCTGTGGAATCTACGATTGATGCGACTGTTGTACCTGGCGGAAAGTTAGCCGATTCGAGCGGCATGCCGACGTACATGTAAGCAGTATTCGACAAGCCGCTAACCGTAAACAGAGTATTTGTAGTCGTACCGGTTTGCGTTTGTGAAATAACGGAAAGTAACGCGCCGTACGTAGTACGTGATACTGCGCTGCCATCGCAAAGCAAATAACCTGCAGGCGCAGTAAATCCACAAAAAGGTATCGCCATGCCGGTTAGGACGCCGGTTGCATCCCCACTTATTAAAAGCCATGAATTGTCGGTGCCCGGAGTAGCGGTATTGTCCGCCACTTGGTTTTCGTATCTTTGACCACCGTAATAGGTAACAGCATACTGAGGATATGGAAATGGTGTACCTAAGTTTTGTGCGGTTGTAATAAATAGCGGCGTACCATATTGTGAGTATTGTTGTAGTAACGTAGTGATATCGAAAAACAATTGGTTCATCGTTTCGCGACCAATAGGTAGCGCGTCGGGATTGGTTAACAAATCCAATTCATAATCGGGGCCATATCCTTGTTGATAACTGACCTCGCCACTTGGTTGAGTAGTTTGCGGAATGGCTGCCGTATCTCCATTTACTGCAAAAGGATTAGGGAAATATGGAGGTGTTTCTACAGCTTCTATGCCAGCTTCCGTACGGGCCGCTTTAGCTGCAGCCGCATCGGCTTTTAGTTTTTTATAGTACGCTATGGCTTTCGGATGTAATTTTCTCGGTTTCGCGGTTATGTTGGGTTTACTAAAATTTTGCCGTAATATCGAGGTCATATTCTCTCCTTAAAATTCATCAAAAAACCCATCATAAAAGTTACCGAAACTAAAATTAGTATAGACGTTTTCGAGCTCTGGGTAGTTATCGTTATTATTAAAGCCCCAAGTGACACCACCGTTAATGACGATTTCGTCAATTAATACTCCGGCGGGACGCGGCAAGATATCTAAACGTAATAATTCATCTAATAGATTGTACGGAAAATCTGGCGTTGTTACGACGTATCGCATACTCATGTCTAAACCGTCTAAAGCGTACATTTGACCGGTAAAACCGATATCTGAAGTACTGACGAGATAATCTAAAAATTTATTAATATCACCCACCTCACCGCGCGTGACGAGCTGATAGTAACGTAAGCGTAACAAGAAGCGCTGCTCTTCTTCGGTTAACGTAACGACGTCACCTAGTGACGAAAAGTTGCCGCCAAAGAAATTAACGTAACTGTTTTCTAGCGTTGGAAAATCGTCATTGTTATTAAATCCCCAATTCGGCTTATCGGGACTTTCAGGATTATAAGGTACGTAAAGTGGAACGTTTAAAATAATCGACCACACTGCTAGGCCGAATAGATTCGCGGTTAATAAATTAAAAACATCATTATACCAATCATTCCAAAAAACACTTTGGTTCACATCGTACCATTCTTGTTTTTGCGTTAATAAACTTAAAAGATTAGGCGATTCGTTGTATTGCCACAAAATGGAAACCAGTAAATCTACGCTGTAATCAAATTCTTGGATAGTTGACATTAAGCCACCGTGACGACAATTGCAGACTGTTGAATATTAGCGATTTGAAAAACATCAATATCGATTTCAGTATATTGATAAGACCCAGATGCCGTTATATTTTTTATTTGTAAGTCACTTACGTATAACCCAGGATACTGCGAAGCGATGGCACCCCCTAACTCCCAAGGTGACACGTTTGCACCTACAATTAAACCATCCAAACCACTTATTAAACCCGCGGCGTAATTTAAAATAGCTTGTTGTGCGGCAGTCACTGGATCTTGTACGGGTTGTGTTTGAATGACCGTCACGGCAACACCTATTTCTATCACGTCGGGTCGGTCGAAAAGTACAGCTATTACTTGACCGCTAAACGGTACGGTTACATTTTGCGATACGTTAGTCATAGAGCCGCCGTTATTGTACGAGGCTCCGGCACTTTTTTTACTTTGTATTGCGGTTGCCACATCTAAATCTGAACCACCATCAACGCATGCATAAATCGAATGTCCAACCATCGTTACACCGTTAATTACTTCCGTTGTTGGTAGAACGTTTTCTTGAAAAAATACACTTGTCACACCCGTCGTTAAATATAAAGCACTGATAATAGCGCCTGCCGTACTCGCGCCCTGTGCGAATAACGTTACGCGACGTAAAAAGCGTGCTTGTTCGTCACTTTGCGTTACTGTTCCTAACACAGCCGCGTCGGGATTCGTGACCGTTTCCCAACCTAAAACATTGCTAACGATTTGCGTTAATGTACTCGCCTCAGCGGCAATAGGGCCATTTAATACGGAATTCATCACAACGGTTGCGGCACCATCCACAATAGTCACGGTCTGTGTAGTCTGGAAAAGATTGCCGTATATTGAATCTTGCGCTTGCGAGCCTTGCGGGATAACGGTACCAGATACTCCCGTAATATTTACAGTGACAACCGACGGAGTATCTTTTGTTCTTTCAGAGCCTGTTAATGCAAGGAGAGCGTCTAAATAGACGCCACCAGAAACGTTAGGATTAATTTGATTAGCTAACGCGGCGTTATTATCCGCTACTGCAGTACGTGCAGCCGTTTCGGAAACGATGAGTAACCCTTGTGGTGTGTTCGGCGTTGTCACCAAATCGGTACCGAAAGTTTCCTGAAACTCCCCTATCACATCTTCGGAAATTACTGCCGTATCCGGCACGATAACGCCGGTAGGAAGTATGTATTCATAGACATCGGCCATGTACGAAATCCTTACATTAAGGTGGGGTGATAGTACCTATAAAGCCGCCATTGCCGTAAATTGTACGGATGGTTGCAGTATAGGATAAGGTGTCATTGCTTTGAGAAGTTATTAAAGTGATGATTTCTAGCACGCCACCCACCGCTAAAAATGCCCGTCTTAATGCGGCTGTAAATTGTGCGACGTTGGGAACACCCACCCAAATTGTTTGAAAGTATGGGATACCATCATTAACATTATAGATCATCTCTCCTAGTAGGGTTTGCGCCGCTTGTTGGCATTGTTGTTTAATAGCTTCTAAATCATAAGCAAATGCAATATTTCCAACTTCATCTAAATAGATGTCATTATTTTCATTAACGGCAAAGGTTAAGATTGTCATTTGAATCCCTTTCTTTGTTCCTCTTTAAATCCTAAAAAAGTGGCACCCTACTAAGCACGGTACCACTTCTTTTTCATACACATAAAATCCCATTTTCTTGTGCACGTTTAATATGACGTACACAAGAAATCGAGTTTTTTAGGCATAACTTACGGTGGCGGCGGTGGCGTGAATTCACTAATCGCACCGGTCGCCGTGATATTTCCCACGACACCTAGCGTCCCTGTGCCGCTACCTACCGTAAACACTGAGTTTGCCGCCGCGTTAACGTTAAGATTATGCGCGGCATTAATCGTAACGGTTTGTGCCGCCGTTACAGTAACGTTAGTATTATTAATTGATACGGATACAGTGCCATCAAGATTTTGTAATACCACCGCGCCAGCAGCATCGTCGGCCAAAGTATAGCCACGCATAATGTCAGGCACAAATAAGCCATCAGAAAACTGGCTAATACGGTTAGTATTTGGCGTACTTTGCGCATAGGTTTGTAGGAAATTAGATATGTCTCTATCATTAGCAATCACCCACCCTAGGTCACCTGTCGTTATCGGATAGCTTAAAAAAAATCCCCCGCCTCCTAAGAGTAGCACAGGGAGGCTCGCAATTTGCGGACCGGGAACCAAATCGCCACCCGTTGTCACTTTAGAAATTAAAATTTGTACTTGAACACGATTAGCTGTTCTATCGTAGTTAATGACTTGTGCGGGTAGCATGCCGTTAACTTTTTGAATCATTTTACTAAACGCAAAACGTAACGTGCCGGCAAGACTATTATTATCGGCTGGATCAATAGACGGATTATTATAAAGATTAGCCATTAGTTGCCTCCAAGCTATCTGAACGTACAATTGCGCAATCTGCGATAAAATAAAACGGTGTTAAACGATTCGTTATTATAAAAGCCAGTTGATATATGACATAGATACCGTTGATGGCTGGATATTGCTCGCTTACTAAATGTATTCCTTGCCCTAACGTAGTTTTATTATCAATAAAAAATTTAACGCGTATACCCTGTTCTATAAGTTCGGGTATTCCAATCATTCCAGTTGCCGCCGAAACTTCTTTAATTTCACCACGTAAAGGTACCCCCCCATCTTTTACAATTAATTCGTCATTATCAGAAAACACATTTAAGTATCCTAAAGCCGCTACCGCTTCTATTTGCTGTAATACAGAACCTGTATATGCATAATTACTAACAAGTTTATCCGTCGCTTGGAAATTTAAAATTAAATCTGCACTTTCGGATAAAGCTTTTGATATCTGTTCGGTAGTCGTTTGTCCTGGTTGAGCCACATTAATAGTAGTCATTTTTAAAAAGTTACCCGTCAAGCATCTTAATATCACACCTATATCAGGAGGTTGTGTTATTCCAGAATAAACGACATTGCCTACGTATATAAGAGTAGTTCCGTAGGATTGTCTCCCTGCATAAAGTCTTACTGTTTTAGCCGTGTGATTATCATTGTACGGCGTTGTTTCTGACAAAATATAACTTTGCGTTGCTTTATCTAAATTATAAATGGTTATTTCACATTCATTTTGCAGAGGATTACCATACCGCACACCCACTGCGGAAATGAAAAGATTTTCATACGTTTTTATTTGCCCGTTAACTTCTATATCCAAACGTACGATACGCGGGTCTAACGATGTATTAGTCGCTGGAGGCGATGCGATTTCACTGGATGGTGTTGCCATTAATTGCCTCTATTTCTGTTTGGCTGGCGTACACTAGGTATTGTGTCACACCAAAAAAATTATAATCCGGATATTCGTCATTCATAGTTTGTAAAATAAAATTACCATTCTCCATATACTCACTGACGATAATGGGATAGTTGGAAACTAATCGTGCTCCGGTTAGTAACGGTTCGTTGTTAATAGTTATGTCAATAACCGTAACGCCGTTTCCGCAATAATGTATGCGTAAATCATATTGTTGACTATTCAATCTAACCGATAACGATTGACTGGGTATGGCGGCTAATGGGATATTAATCATTGTTACCTCAGTCCGTAAGATTAATAGCGGATTTAAAAATGGCTATCGCTAATGCAAGTTGCGTTGCGGTGGCTGGACTTATACCTTGCTGTCCACGTTGCACGGTCGTAGAATCCGAAGGGTTCGCCGGAACTATCGTACCGGTGGGTGTGACGAAAAGTGCTTGACGTAAACTTAAATTCACCGTAATCGCATCGTATTGTTCGGGCGTCTCTTCGTGCGGCATAGATGAAATTAATTGATTTTCGTAAATTCCAGTTTTCGTTTGGATAACTAAAAGTGTGCCGTTTAGATAATACGAACGGATCGCTTTATACGTATCTTGATAGGATTGAGGCAACAGTATCATCGACAATTCTATTTCTACGGGCAGAATAATACGATGGTCGGTAATAACCGCACCCGTTTCGATGGGATGCTCCATCACTTTTGCTTGCTCTTTGATAGTTGCTTTAATTGCTCTAGCATCCCTAAAAACCTGTTCGAATTCTTGAGTAAACACGGCGACCGTGTCAAACGCAAAAGTAGGTAAAAGCGTATCAATTAATGTAATACCAGTTGCCATTATACTACTACCCCATCATCGAATTGACTGTTAGCATGTTGGAGTTGAGCAAGCATAGAGGATTCTCTTTGATCTAATTGGGAGATAACCTCATTTCCTATCGCTCTTGCTTCTTTTTCAGTTGCGTTAATATTGATATCACCCATGTATAAATTCCTAGATTGTGAATTAGACATGGGTGCTATGGTCGTAGGAATTTGGTAGGTTTGATTGAAACCAGAAGGTATTTCATAAACTTCATCAATACCAGAATTATTTTGTAATTTATTAGCCTCTTCTGAATTTCCTAAAGAACCAGAAGAGCTTTCAGAACCTTTAGACTCTGCCCCATAGGATATGCTTGGCTTTCCATGTTTAAACAAGAAATCACCAATTAATTGAAAAAATGAAGTTTCAGAAGTTCCGGCATCACGATTGCCACTTTTATTTTCTTCTACATTGGTAGAAAAAAGTCTAAACAAATCCGTAAGTGATTCTATAAGAGCCGTTAATTTCGGTATGGCATCCGTGACTCTTAGAAAATCATCAATTGCATATCCTAAATCTAAAGAGGCAATCCGATATTGATCGGCGGCTTTTGCTTCTTCAGTTGTTAAAACACCTAATTCTTTTTGGAGTGCTAAGGCTTGTCTTAATGCATCTCCTCCTCCCAATAACCGAGGAACAAATCCTGGAGTTACTCCCCATCGTTCTGCATAATATTTACCTTGTCCGGGTTGTTCTGCCTCTAATCTTTTAACCTCATCAGCTAATTGGAAAATTCGATCTAAAGCTCTTGGTGGAGTGGTATTCCAATTTTTTGTAAGAGTCAATAAAGAGTTTTGAAAATCTGCAGCCGTACCTCCAGCACGTTCAGTAGCTCTACTCCAAGCATCTAACTCCTCAACACTGATAGAAGTTTCACGAGCGAATTGGGATAATTCCGTTGCGCCCGCAATAGAAGACCTAAAAGCTCCTACAACCGCACCCACACTAAAATAAGCTGTCGCTAATCCGGCAAGCGTTTTTGCGAGATTTACAAACTCATTATCGGTTTTTTTAGTTTGGCTTTCGGTATCTTTGGAAGTTTTATTTAAATCTTCCATTTGTTTTTTTACGGTAGCAACTTCTTTTTTTAACTGCTCCGTTTCGGCTTTAAAAAGGAGATAAAAAGTTTCATAAGCTGACATTATTTACGCCCCTTTTTTGAAGCCGCCTCCACAGCTAAAAATTCATTGTATCGCGTGACGGCTAGTATTTCGAATAGATCGTACGCATCTTCCAGTGTATATATCGTTTTCAGCTCAAAGAGGGTGGCGTATTTGTTGGCGATGAGCGTTCCGATAAATTGGTCAAAATTCGGATAATCAATGCTTCGGCTTTCTGGGCGAGACCATCCAGGAAGTCGGAGGCTCGCCCGTCCTTGAAAAAAGAGCAATTGTACGCCATCATTTCGTACTCTAATTGCGCTAAGACTTCCCAATCCGTAACGTGATTATCGACTAATTCACGTGTCATTAATTGTAACGGTGGGCGTCCCTCTATCGGAACCGCAACATAACACATCAATTTAAGCATTGTCGCTTCGTTGAGTTTATAATCACCCACTTTAGGTAGTCCAGAAAACGGATAGTTCGCAACGATTTCGCGTCCCGCAACGGCTGGAAATTTCGACAATATAAAAGTTTTCCCTTTAATTTCCTTATTAATCGGCTGTATCAGCATCCATCACTCCTTAATGTTTTAAATTCCTATAATGTTTTGGAAAGTAAATCCGTAGGTTTTAGATTTGTATCGTGCGCTACTGGCTACGCTGGTGGCAACTGGCCCGTCAGTAATAGCGCCATTTTGTAACACCACAAAAGTACCATCTGGATAATTTACCGTCATGGTAACAACGTCTCTTGCACCTGTTTTACCTTGTGCGACTCGGTTAGCATTTAACAAAAATCCCAAATTAATATCCGATATGCTTTTAGGAATAACCGATAATGTATGATTAAGTGGCGACGGTTTCGACCATATGATTAAATCACCGTTAAGCCCCATCGCTTTATCGGCAACCTGAATACTCGGGCTATCAAATGGATCGGTATCATCTGCATACTCAGTCAAAAGCAATCCCACGGGGAAAGTTTTTGAAGCGATAATGCTTATCGATAAACCAAAACCGGAAATATTTTGCATGTCAAAACCCCTAAATTAAAATATGCGTACCTTCTACAAAATTAATCACATCGTTTTTACTGTAAACTAAAACGTATTGGGCTTCATAATTGTCACCTACCGGAACGATAACGCAATTTAACCAATAGCCATCCGTTTGTACTTGACGCCACGCATTTGGATCGCCTGTTACGCTCGTAACGTACATTTGTTGCGATGTCGTTAAAGTTTTACCGACACTGATAGTGCCGTTATTTAACGCTTGTTGGATCACGCTTTGAAGCGTTCCTAAAATCATCGCCTGGCCTTGCGTATTAGCAGGAACGTAAGGTTGTGCTAATAGTAACGTCGCGATAGCTGCCGTAGCTGCATCTTTGAGCCAAATCTCATTCACGTATACGCCCATATTTAATGGGCTCGTGGGTGGGCCTTGTAAAACGCCTTGTTGGTAAAATTCAATTTGTGAGCCTGCGGTTTGTGTTTGACCGTAATAATTAATGCCGAGTGCGTTATAAGCGTTCACGTCCGAATCTGTAGTTACGCTCGGTGTAAGACCATTAAATGTTTGAAATGAATAATTTTGAACAGCGTTAATAGCGGTATAATCTGTGGCGGCTTCTAGTACCATTGGGCACATTTCGGGATATTGTAATGGACTTAACGTAGGACTTAACGTTAACCCTACGCCTCCGATATCAGCTAAAGCAGCTTGCCAAGCCGATACGTTTCCTGCAAGTACTCCTACGGAATACATATAAATGTTATTAAGCGCATAATTCCATGAGGCTGCTTCGACGATTTGGTCTATCGTTAAGTCTAAATTCGTCAAGAACGTAAAAGAACCAAAGTTGTTAGAAATCTGATTCGACGTAGTAAGTGTTTCAGATATTGTTTCCACATCAGAACCTATTGCCCAAATAGCACCGGGTGTAATACTGCCGTTTGTATTAATAGATTGCGGTAACCAGCCTAAAAGACCCGCGGGCGTAATATCCGTACCTGAAATTGGAGGGGCTACAGAAATTGCAGCATCTCCAGTTGCACCGCCCACTAAATCAAAACCACCCGATGTCGCATCATAAGTAACGGTCGCGGAAGTCCATAAAGTACCTCCGCCAGATTGCGCTTGAATAGCACCTTGTATTATCGTAGCTACATCCGCTAAACTTAAAACCGCGCTGAAATCTAAGCTACTTAAAGTATAGGTATACGTACCCATCGTCAAAATAAATGAACCTGATGTAATACTCGTCCAATTTGTATAGGCACTATTGTTGCCATTCAATGCGTAAATTCTTGGCGCTACCGCTGCGTTAACCCAACGTGCGTATTGAATCGAACCGGCTTGAGTTACATTTTTACTGATAAAACCGAAATAAAAAACAGCTCTGTAATATTCTTCCGAAGATGTTCCGAAGTATTGACCAACCGCTGACGCACTCGTAAACGAAATAAAACTTTGTGGCGGAACAAGATCATTTGCCGTAAATATTCGTGCTACTAAATCTCTTGTAGGAACTACTGTACCCGCACCGACACCTGAAGTAATATCAACATAACGCGTGATGCTTATCGCCATTTTATTTCCTTAAATTCATACGGGATATATACCGGATTCATAACTATCGATAATAGGATTCGTCGACAATCTATCGTTCAAGTATAGCAGAGTAAAATCAAAAGACGGCAAAGCCTCAAAATTGTCTCTGTCATCTGTAAAATAAGGATTTGTGATATCTTGTACGCGCAATATTCCTACTTCCTGTGCATTAAATATCTCACGTGTTTTATCGCTTTGTAAAATGCTTGCAACTTCATCCGCTAAATCTGCAGCGGTATATGACGGATAATTTACGTTTTGTAAAACTAATGTTTGAATTCTAAAAGTCGTTTCGTAATATTGACGTTCGGTATGTACCATAGTGCTTAATTCGTCACTCCATTCGTCAAAACGTCCTAAAAATCCGTAACGTTTGGTGTGCGTCTTATAAAAATAAACGGTGGGTGCTGTCGGAATACCTTGCTGTGTTGGTTGATACGCTTGTTGTACAACAACATCTGTAAAGCCATCCGCAATTAAACCTTCATTAATTACGGGTAAGAATAATTGTATAAGTGTATTATCCGTCTGCATTAGTTCTTATCCGACCCTAAAAAGTTGCCATTTCCAAAATTCGTATAGTTATTCTCTTCACCACCAAAACCAAACACATCGTCACGCATATTATCCGGGCCGATATGAATACATAAAACACCTTTCCAACCGTCCAAAGCGTACCAATCGTTATCGCTTTCCACTTGGAATAATTGACTATTAAAAGCGATTTGATCGGCGGTAATATCACGATCTAAATCGAGTACCGGATTAGACGTGTAAAACGTATAGTAGTCTTTTTGTAAATCGAGACCGTATTGAATCATTAATTGTCGGGGAACTGGCTGCCAGCTTCCCGACATGACAACCCCTTCGGCAAATATAGTAATATATTGCCCTAAATCATTAAGCTCACGCCCTATCGCTTTATAATACGTAAGGTTTTGAGAGGCTATCATCGTTAAAGCCATCGCGAGTAAATCTTGTCCTGGGATAAAAGCCATTATTCATCCTCTATCGCGTGTGTAACAGACCTAAACATAATACCAGTGTCAATTAATGGTTTTTCTAAAGTTGCCGTAACGCCTTTTTTACGTGCGGATTTACTCGTTAACCTAAGATATCTAGCTAATATCGTAGCCGGCGATAGGGATGGTGACGTAACAGCACGAATTGCTTTTGCCACATCTCCAGCTGCTCTAGCACCTACTTTATTTAATACGTCTAAAATATTGGCTTTACCGTTAATCACTTTTTTCATTCCTTTATTGATCATTTCCAACCAAGCAAAAGAATTATTAGCGATAGCCGGTCCCATAAAGGGCCTAGGCGGAACACCATACCCATATTCATGTTTTGCGGCAACTTGTGCTACATATTCGCCGCCTTGTTCTTCGGGATATCTATTTTTTTCCACCCAACCAACTTTAAGTACTTTATTAGTACTTAAATCGGCAATAGCTTTATCTAAATCAATATGTTTTTCAATTCGGGATCGCGTAGCCACTTCGTCCATATCCTCGGAATGATGATAGTACGGGCGATCCACCAATATAAAACCCACCGACAGAGTTAACTTGTAGCATTGCCCAAAGTTGCTGACCGTAAGGACTTACCGACATCCACCATCCCCACTGATTTTTAAGTGGTGGGGGTACGGCCGTTATTTGAACTTTATCAATAGTAGCTGCCCCCAGCACATAAGGCACTTGTCCTCTTGCGATAAGATTCGAAATGTAAACTAAATGTGCGGTCATTAAATTAAGACCGTTTTGACGACACGAACCCTGCAATACACCGAAGTTTCCGACATCCGACATATAGCACGTCGCGGAATCCCAAAAAGCTTGTAGTGTAGCTTCGGGATATTCTGCTGTACTCGCGTAAGCTGGAATTTGCTGACGAAATAAAGCGTCATCGTATGTTAGAATCGAAGGGTTTGGTGTCGTCATTTTTTACCTAATTAACTGTATAAGATTGAATGGCACCGTCAACAACTTTGTAATCTTTTGGCGTTTTTGGTGATGAGCCATCTCTCAAATTCATATCTTTTTTCACTATCTTTTCGGGATCTTCTCTACGCTTAGTAACTCGGATATAGCCTCTATCAATACTACGTTTAAAAGAATCTAAACTATTTAACCAGTTCATCGTGTCTTCGTCTTCAACAACCGTTACTACTCCTTGGGGCGTTACGAAATTTTTATTGCACAAACCGTGCCCACCCGCAACCATAAAGCGACGTTTCACGATATTGTGATTTTTTCTAGTATTGGTTTCATATTCCACAAAATTCACGGGGTTAGTATGCGTTGAGTAAATATAATAAGTCATGTCGTTTCTCCTGTTTTGACGTAATACGTATAGTTAAAGTAATACGTTAACTATACGTCATCTTTACCTTTAATCCAATAGTTCTGGATGCTCTTGATGTGCTTCAATTATCGCCTCGGGAGAATTATTTTTAACGTGTAAGGCTAATAAATTTAAAATCTGACGCGTGATAATAATCGCTTCCGAATGATCGGGTTCTGGGATAGGAAGAATAGCTGTAGCGCCAGATGCAACCGAAATTGCAAAAGTTATTACTTGCAGTATGTTTTTTAGCGTAATAAAAGGCATTACTTTTTTAAGGATTTTCATAGCTAGTCATCTCCTTGTAATCGCTGTAAGTATAGCTCATAAAAAAAAGCCCCGTCATTTCTGAAGGGGCTAAGTACTGCTCTCGACAAGGACAATGAAAACTTTTTAAATGTTGAAAAATCTCGTAATGGCCCAAGGACGTTTTGCCATCGCACCAGCGGTGGCGTTGGAGTAATCTTCTTCATACGCCTTAGCTAATTGCTGAACTCCCATGACCTGAAATTTTGCAGGTACGGCTTGAATCCAAACAGAACCACCGTCCGTTGACATATCTTGTATCTTATCCGCATAAAGATAAAATACATTATCACTAGAATGCGCATTATTAAGTTCAGGCGCGGAAACTACACGAACGCGTGGATAAGCTTGACGTAACCATTCGCGAACGGAAATACCGAAATCACTAGTTGTTGCTAGGTAATCAACAGCGTCTGTTGCAACGGCAAGTGTCAAATCAACTTTTTCCGGGTCGATAATATCTTGAGATTGCGTACGCAAAGTCTGAATCGCAGTTAAAATATCTCTTTGGATTTCCAAGAACGTTTTAACGCTCCACGTATACCCGGCAAGACCTGTTGCAACTTCAGTATACGCATTTAATCCTGGATCATTTAAAAACCCATAGGTGTTATTAGCGCCGGCATTAAATCCGTTAAATCCAATCGCGTTACGTTGGATTTCTAACGCTAAAGCGCACGATTCACGCTTCATGCCAGAATCATCTACAAGCATACGCGCAGCACGTGCAGCTTCTAAATTACCAACTTTCATACCTTCTTCGAAACGAATAACGGTACGAGTTACAAAGTTTGTATTCCACGAACTTAAAGGCACGTTAGACCAATCTTGATATGGAATAGATGTACCGGTACGTTCTAAAACGCCTTGAACGATTTGTTCGTCTTCCCACGCGCCCGTGATTTGTAGACCGATAAGATCGTCAATTTTACGAGCTGCTGTAATAACAAAAACAAAGCCGGGTAACCAATTTTGTAAAAACTGAATCGGTGTGTTAACTGACGCAGTTGTGACGAGAGGTTGCAATGAATCCATCGCAGCCGAATAACCCTGCATCATTCTACGAACAGAATTAGTATCCAAACCGATACCTAATCGATGTAAATCACGATATCCACTAACGTCAAAATTTTCTAACGGTTTTACGTTTCGTGCGGCGATATTTGAAATAATTCTACTGGCTGCTGGCATATAATATTTCCTTAAGCTGGGTATGGGTAAACAATCGGGTTAACGTTAATAACTGCAAGTCCGCTACCACTGATAGATTGAGGAAATTGCGAAACTACAGCATTCGCAAAGCTATAACCAACGGTAATAGTATCGCTCGGAGCTTGAGTAGCTAAAGCACCGGTGGTGTTATCATAAATTACGTAATCACCGATATTAGCCGCAGCCGGAAGTGTCACAATCATCATACCCTGCGTTAATAATGCAGCTTGTGTTTGATCGGGAAGTATTAATGTAGGTTCTAATGGACCTTCACTTGTACCAAATAGCGCGTAATCTTTTGGTGAACATAAAATACCTGCGAAACCATAGCTGCCACCGCTACCCGCTTGAACGTATCCTTGCCCTGTAATCGTGTAAGCCGTCGAGCCGACAACATTTGGTGTGCCGCTACTATTTAAAGTCCACGACAATACTGTCCACGGCACGTCTTGAAAAATTTCACCGGGTACGCCAAAACCTTGTTGTCTAAAAACTGAAGATTGAAAAGTTGCCGACATTATCTCGCTCCTTTAAGGTATTCATCGATTTGATTTGATCGTGGCGCTGAGTCTTGAGCCGTTGCAACCATAGGGTTAACTTTAGCGGCTGCAAGATATCCTTGTAGGACGGACTGTTCGTGACCAGGCTTACACGCTAAGCCAAGTTTACGTACGCCATAAACCGCGACTTCACTAAGCGTTTTTTCTTTATGATCAAAAGTTCCGATGTGAGCTGATAATTTTGAAGCTAACGCATCGCGTTGTGATATTTCTATAAATAAAGATTTAGCATCCATACCTTTAGCAGATTTTTGTTTGCCTTCTTTTTCTATCTCTTCGTCAACTTTTTTATCTTTTTTACCTTCAGACTTTTCGGCTTCCGCTTCTTCAGTTTTCGCCATGTCTGTAATGTTCGCTTTTTTAACGAAGTTTTTAGGCTCTTCGTCCTGCATATCTTCTTTATTCCAATCGACGTCTGCACCTTGTTTTTTCGCCATCATCTTTTCTATATAGCCGGTAGCTTCGCGAAGAGCGTTACAAACGGCTTCTAAATTCTTACCGTCATCGTCAACATACGACCGTTCATTTTCGTTTTCTACTTCCATATCGTCTTTACCTTCGGGTTTTTTCAAATCTTCAGGTTCACCTTGAGGTTTGGTCATATCTGGCATCGTTATATCCTTAGAGTCAAAAGTAAAATTAAGGCGATCTAAAACTGCTACATCTGATCCACATCGGCCCTCTTCAACTAATGCTATGTGATTACCCCGTATTTGACGTTGTATCGCATCGTAATGTTGGCCGTCGTAAATTCCGCTTTGAATATCGTACATACAACGATACCCAATCGATAATTCTTTTTTACCTTGTCTAATAAGATCGTTTAGTTTTTCTGAGAAAATTTTTAAATTTGCTTTTAGGTAACCATCTTCAAAATAAACATCTTGACCGATTACACCATGAATGCCTTTTTGTTCCGCGGGCATTAAATTTTCATCTGTAGATCCAAGCATAGTATGCTCATCTGTAAAGGGCAAGAGTTTGAAAGAATTTAAAGTATCTTCGTTTGACAATTCGGTTTCGGGACGGTAAACAAAATAAATTTTATTTGGATCTAAATCGGGATGTCCTATTTGCGCACCAGAATACGGAAAAACACCTACTTTACTAATAGGATTTCCTCTAATTTCCGGCCAGTTATTATCATCGTAAAATTTTGCGGATTCGATCGGTACTACTTTTTGTAACGTACTGGTGCTAGGAACGTCATTAATGTTTTCATCTTTGTTTGATTTTCCGGCTTTAGAATATGCTGCCGCAATTGCTTGTTCTCGAGGATGTCCCGCTTTTATCATCTCTTCGATATTATGACTAATTGTTTTTTGTGAGGAACCTGCACTCAAAGGCATTTAAAATCCTACATGCTAATAATTATATTTTTTAAGATAGCATTGTATTTAGAAAGAGTCCAAGGTGTATAAATCTCAACCTTGATAATTAATCGTCTTCGTCACCAAACTCTATAACTGGTACTAACGTACAGCGACAATTTACCGGATAGCCGGGCAGTCCCCTATCTGCTTTTGGTACGCCGAGTGCGATTTGTTCGTTTTCAAGATTTTCAAAACTAAAAACTTTTCCATCTAAAATATTTAAATGTGATTCACGCGGCGTTTGTCCGCCGCCACTATGAAGCCATTCGAATTTTTTAACACCGAGTTTATTTAGTTTCGTTACGTTTACCGAGGTGTAAGCTTTACGTGATTGATCGAGCGCTAATAACTCTGCGCGACGTTCCGTTATTTGGCCGTATTTTTTAATTTCTGGTAGTAAATCATACATCCCTTGACCCGTCGTTATCGAACGCATCACCACACCTGTTATATCCTTAAAATATTGTTCGGGGATAGATTGGATTAATACCACATTGTCTGCAATTGACGCAGTTATTACGTCCGTTAATTCCGGCGGGACAATACTCGTTTTAATCGTTAAACCACCAGAAAGTTCTTTAAGACTAATTTTAAGATTGTTTTCACTACTCTTTAAAGTTCGCTCTAACATATGAGAAGCTAATGTTTGAGCTTCCAGTGCGAAAAGTTTATCGAATTTATCCATTAGCTTATTCATAAGAATACGTGCTTGCGATCCGATACTATCGTCCATGGCACCTAATGGTGTAACTGGAAGTCTCATAAAAAGTTTCGTTATCTTATAGTTAACTTCCCGAGTCATTTGGTTTATCAGTTTTTGAAGTTTTTTATTATATTCTATTTGTATGCTAGCGTTATAGTTAAGACGTTTCCCGCGTAAAACAACGTTTCGATTTCTTGCCCAACGTTCTTTTTTCTCAGATAACTTTATCTTTTTAATAGTCAAACTAATACCTGTCCCGTTTCTTCCGCTTCGTCATCCTCTTCGTTAGCTTCAAGATTACTGGATATCTCTTCCGCCACTAAACCATTATACCCACTTTCTGGATCAGAAATAAGCCGTTCTCTGATATCAAATCCATCAATTGCGCCAGTTTGAGATAGGATATTGTCCGTTTCCGCTTTAAGCCTATTAAGCTCGCTTAGTTCTTTACCCGTCATCGCGTCGAGTGGTTTCCACATGACCGATGTCGTAAACGGTGCGACGTTAAATTTCGGACAAATCTCGGAACGAATTAAAAGTAGATGATGCCGTTCAATCATCGGCGTTAAGTCATGCGTTTGAATCGACTCAAGCTCTTCGTGATAGTTAGCTTCTTCGTATTCTCCCGTTGCATTAAAACCTTTCGGCGCGGTTCCTAACAGCTTAACTGCCGGTATATTAGCCGCAGACGCAACGAGCTGAAATTGCGTCATGATGACCGCATCTAGTTCCGCTAAGGACGTATCGAATTGTTGTATTTCTTCAGTTTCATCGATAGTTTTAATGCCGAAATTATCCCGATTGTAGACCCAATTTTGAATTCGGGACTCAAAGGCTGGGCCGTTCATTACTACTTGTGACATGTCGGTTTTAAGTACATCTATTCGTTTAGTTAACGCTAAAAGTGGCGCTTCGTTAGCTATACGCTCCGCCGCGTAGACACGCTCGTATACCTTTTGTGGTATAGAAACGCCACCATAAATATATGTTGGCTTTAAGATATCCGGCACTTCTTCTGTGCGAAAAACGATAAGATGCGAACGATGTACTAATCGTCCCGCTACGTTCCACCACGTCGGCTCATAGAAATGAATACTTGCTGGCGCGCCCGCAGATTCTGTATCGAGTTGTGGCGTAACCCAATAAGGGTCAATTTGCGAAATACCCTTATAGGAACCTGGTGTAACTCCATCGATATTAAACGGCTTAAAATAATAATCCTTATCGTCCGAATCAACGATAAACATAGCGACGCGAATACCAAAAACTCGACCTTGATCGACTAATTGAATCAAGTTGTAATTTAATCGATACGATACGTCTAATCGTCGTATCTCGTCTAGTATCTTGGGATCAACGTCCGTACCATCGTTAACCGTAATTTCATAACCGTTGCGGATAGCATCTTTAGCGGGCATTAAACAACATTTTTTAATAAGCCAATTTTGCGAAAGCATCGCGCATAATTGAAACCCAATAAAACTTTGAGACGCGTACCAAAAGATTTGTTGTGTGGGAATAGGGCTGCCACCTTGGTTTTGTAACTTTATGTTAACCTGATTATCCATCGCACTACCCGCAACATTTTGTGCTTTATGAAAAGGATCGAAACCTTCTTTTTGCATTTGGCTTAACCTTTCATCAATAGACATTTGTAATGTTTCATTAGGCTGTAAGTGAGTGGACATTAGCGGATACCGTTTTTCTTTTTTTGGCGGTTGTACCGGTTCCACAACTTTTTTCTTTTTGAATATTTCCCACATATTAAATCCTTAAAATTAGTTATCTTTTACTGAATGCACCCATCGTTGGCCGTTTAGCTGGCGCAAAGGCTATACAAACCGCGTCCGCCAAATTGGGTGAGCGACCTCCTTCTGGCGTTTTATCGATAACGATTTTCCCAACCATATTTTGACTATACGTCGGTTGCGAAACCTCAAGTATTAGTTTATTTAAATCCTTTAAGTTACTGTTTATACTTATGATATCGTCGGGATTCACCGTTATGTTTTCTACAACCGCTCGGTACGTTAACTGAAAACGACGACGTAACGCCCACCAGCTTTGCGCTTTGTAGTTCGCAAAGAAATCCTCATTTGTACGCCCTCTATCCGATCCTTTCAGTTCCTGTGCGTTTCGAAATGGATCGCCTAACGGATTAATTACGGCACCACTACCACGGAAAGGGTCGAATTTAACATTATGCTTTCTCTTAGCGTTTATAATCCTCGCATCGCCGCGTACACCTGCTCCAAGACCATCAGCATCAAAAAGTACCGTAGGGAAGTTGAAGACGTCACAGAAGCTAAATATTTTCTCAACTGTTTCATAGATATCGCCCCCTTTTCCGCTCCATTGCTCCAAAACTTCTAACAATATGCCATGACGTCCCGCAAAAGCGTTTTTGTCCGCCCCTTCATCTGCTATATCTGCTCCAGCTACTCGAATTCCTGTAGGCTTTATGCCTAGTTTTATGTGAGCGTCTACTGCAGCTCGTACCCACGCGGGCGGAATAACAATACCCTCTACCGATGCTGAGTAATCTAAATCGAGTTCTTGTGCGACAACGACAGGGTCGTCAATATCGTGGCATTTTTTGTCGTACCATGCTTGATCTTTACGTGGGTCGTCGCGCCAATGTAAAGAAAATACTGATATCTTTCCGCCGTGCCGTTTACGCGCAAAGGGATTGTTCATTCCCCAAGGTGTCGAAATATCAATACGGCAATTAGTCGTTTCGGATAGTGACGCTTCGGCTAAATCAGGTCTGGGTAGCCATGCGCTTTCGTCAACGAAATATATCGATGTTCTATCGCCTCGCCCTATACCGTCTCCACTTTCTCCGGTAATAATCGAATTGCTATCCAGAAATTCAATACGCCTATGCGGCGCGTGTCTATCCGCATCAAAAGTACCTCTAAACTCCCTAGGTAAATTCGATAAAAAATAACGTGCTTTATATAGTAAAGATTTCGGATCGCCGCGTTTATCCACATATTCTTCTTTGCGCGAACCAAAACCTATTGTCATTCCTTCGTGAAATAAACATAACGTACACGCCGTTGAAACCATCAGCCAACTTAAGCCCATTTCTCGCGACTTATCAGATAGTCCAGGCTCTTGGTTTTTCCAACGTTCTATACACCAGTGCACCCATTCTTCTTGTCGTTCAAATAATAAAAACGGTAAAAAACTGGGCTGCCCTTTTTCAACTTTACGCGGATCGTACGTTACGCCCCAATCGATAATAAATTGTGCCGGATTATTTTTATAGAAAACTTTTAAATCTTTAAGTATCTTTGGATTTTTTCTAATCTCTTGTAGCTTACGCATTCGATATTCAAATACGAATGCGTAATCTGGTTCTTTAAAGTTATGCGGAAACGGTATCGGCATTTGGTCCTTTATCTATTAAGTCATCCTGCACCGCCCCGTTATCAACAGGAACTTTAACCGCTTCGTCTTCCGGTACGTCCGATTCGGAGGCTTTTACGGGCACGACAGGTTCTTTAAGTTGATTTATCATGTGTTGGTCTAATCCGTTCTTATCGCTTTGCGCTAAAATTAAATCGGCTTTTAACTTCATGTTAACCATAATTAATTCTTGAACCGTTTGACTTTGAGACATTAATTGTGCAGTTAAACTTTTTAACATGTTTTGCAATCTCGTAATTTCACTGCCTAAAACACTTGACGAAATATCTTGAGGTAACTGATTTGGTTGTGTTGACATAATAAATTTCCTTGTTGTTTATTGATTATTTATCCTAGTCTTAGGTGTTATACCTGTCAATTTTCGAAATTTTAAAATCTAATTAATAAATTCCGTTATGACGCATCGCCCTTTACCGCCCGCACCACCGGCACGATTTTGAGTAGTCGCAACGCCACCACCACCGCCTGCGCCCAAATCTGTACCTACTTGTCCGCTGGTATCGCCTGTAAAATCACCATGTGCCGTCCCCGCAGTCGACGGAAAAGTTCTGCCACCGCTCAAAGAAATTGGTGTTATACCCGCGCCTATTGTAAAACCAGGTCGTCCCGATTCCCCGGTTACGATAAAAGTCCCTACGCTCGCATCGGTAGTAACCGCAGCGTAAGAACTTATGGCATACGTAGTTGACGCGACGTAACCCACTGGACATCCTTTGCCACCAACCGCAGATAATAGCGCACCAAAAGTACTTGGCGATTGCGTTACCCCTGCGGTAGTGCCCGCTGCATTACCGCCGCCACCACCTGACGGTAGCGTTATCGCTTGAGATGCGCCGATTGCTGCAGCGCTAAAAATTGCTCGCACATATGAGCCGCCCGCGCCGCTTCCCCCCGCACTCGTTTGCGCAGCTATAAAGGCCGCGCCGCCACCACCACCGCCAGGACCCCATAATTCCACAATACACCAAGCCATTCCGCTTGTCGGAGTATACGTACCCGTAGCCGTAAAAATTTGTTGAACCACTTTTGTAAATGCGTTGGTATAAAGCAATATTCCGCCAATACCAAATGCCACGCTTGAACTATCCGTACCAGAAACCGTCAATGAATTATTTACTGTTAGTGTTTTGCCGTCCGCGATAGTAAGTGTCGAACCAGTCGCTGGCGTAGTTAAGATCACTTTATTGATACTAGCGGCTGTAGCGACTCCCAGCGTAGGAGTAGTCAAAACCGGCGACGTTGCGCCGACAAAAGCGCCGGAACCTGTTTGACCTGACAATGCGTTATTTAAAATATTAATTGTTGGCATTAGATAAATTCCGTGATGATAATTACGCCTGCCGTACCGTTGCCCCCGCTTTGATTTGATGTTGTTGCCGCGCCACCACTGCCGCCACCGCCGTAACTAGCACCTGCGGGTGCGTTGCCCGCCGAATTATTCTTTGCTGTCGCAGCGCCCGCGCCATAATATGAGCTACCACCGTAACCGCCTATGCAAACCGCTGCGCTACCAAATCCTAATCCTAAGCCACCACTACCGCCGACAAGAGTAAAAGTACCTGTTCCAGCCGTTCCGCCCGCGCCGCCATTTATCGGTAAATTTGTCGCGCTGCTATTTGCTAATAATCCAGCCGCCCCACCGTTTGCTATGACTAACGAGCCTAATGACGTCGCAGTACCCGCCGTACCGTTTGCTGGTGTGGCACCCGAACCGCCACTACCCGCCGCACCAATCGTAACTGTTTGTGACGCCCCGATCGTTGCCGCGGAAATCATTGAGGCCGCATAGCCACCGCCGCCACCGCCGCTAGCCCCCGCGGATTGCGATACACCACCAGACGCACCGCCACCACCGCCGCCGCCACCGACGCATTCGACTAGACAATAAAGCATGCCTGCTGTTGGCGTGTACGTTCCACTGCTCGTAAAAATCTGCATGCCTATTGACGTTATCGGAGACGTTGCAGAATATTGCGCCGTGCCGCCCGCACCGAAATTAACGGTTGAACCATCAGTTCCGGTAAAAGTTAATATGTTATTTACCTTTAACGTTTTGTTATCCGCAATTGTTAATGTACTTCCCGTTGCGGGTGCAGTTAGCGTAACTTTATTTACACTAGTAGCCGTGGCTGCACCAACGTTAGGTGTAACTAAAGTGGGTGATGTTGCGCCGACAAATTCACCGCTTCCAGTTGTACCAGATAAGCCATTATTTAAAATATTAATCGTCGACATTTTTTCATTCCTACACGTACGTTAAAGATGCGGACGGTGCTATTGCTACCCACGTCGTATCCGCAACGACGCATAGTAATTGCACTTGATCTGATGGAATGGTAGAAGATAAGCTACCGCCAGTTCCTGTCATTGTGCTTACCGCACCAATCTTAATATTTTGCCCCGCATTTTGCGCAATAGACCAGCCACCTGATGATATGCCGACAACTTGTGAAAGCGTTCCGTACGCAGCGGTTACCGGTAGTATAAACGTCACTAAAGACGCGCCGTTATCAACTGTGTAACCAGTATTGACAGCCATTGCTTGCGTGCCGCTCGTTACGTCCATCCACGTAAAAGCTGAAGCGGGTGCTTGCCATTGCGTACCGTAAGGTGCAGAAGATCCAGTACTTACTAATACTTGGCCAGAACCGGTTGGAGCTGCATTAGTCTGGACGTAATTTAACGTTGAATCAAACGATGAAAAACCTAGCGTTCCGCTGATATTGTTATTTCCTTGTAGGCCTACATTTGTTCCCCCTAGTACACCATTTAAATAAGCCGTACCATCGTTAGTGAACGTTGCAGACGCTGCATCATCACAATTTATAAATAATCTCGCACCACCAGATAATGCAAAAGTACCCAATAATTTACCCGCATTAATAAATGTGCCGCCTCCTGATGTTTGCGTAAATCCATCAACCAAGTAAGCATCAATATACATACCTTGACCCGATAAAACAGTCACATTAGTTATAGATTGAGTTCTTATGCTTACATAATCGTCGGTATTAACTGTAAAGCTTCCCGTGAATTGCGTACTTGTCGCATCGATTAGTAAATGTTGCGAACTTCCCGTCGTTGCGATAGTTGCAGAGGACTCAAAGAAATCGACAAGATAAATTTTCGTAGGCGTATTACCCGCGTTAGTGATTGCTGTTTGCGGATTTAAAAGCGGCGTTTCAATACTTGTTCCCGCATTTGAATCATTACCATTATTTTGCGCTACCCACAGTGTTGCTTGATACGCGTACGGAGTATAACTCGCAGCGACAGTTGTAATTGAAACCGTCCAATACACTCCGCCAATTCCGTTAGACTGACCGGCTATGAGTTCCATAAAACCCGGCGCACTTATCGTTGATGCTGTTGGAGTGCCACCGTTTACGACAAATAAATCGTTACCCGACGCATTAATCGTTGCATTACCTGCAACTGCTTGAATAACTGTAAAACGCAAACCGTTAAAACCTATCGGAACTGTAAAAGTACCGTTCGGATCTGTAATTACTAATTGTTGATTCGTATCAGATGTTGAAGGACTATACGTCCAAGGCCCCAAACCTGAAAAAACTTGACCGTAAATTTCACCGTATGTAGGTTCGTGATTCAAATATAACGCTTGATTAAATAATCCGTTGTTAACACTGCCCGCTGCTAACGTACCACCGATAGATTGCACGTCACCGTATAGTCTACCATTAGTTGAACTTATATCTCCGGTAATTAACTCGGCGTATAAACCGACATATCCTTTACCGTCGCCATTTAAACCAGTATCTGTAACGTTACCTGTAATATTTCCGCCAGTACAATCAATAACTGTTGAACCTAAAGCATTACTGATATTAACGTCACCAACGACTAGTAATGACCTCGTTTGAAATGTACTTGTACTTGGCCAATTATTAGTTAAATTGCCTTGGATTGGCCCGGATGTACGCGCTATAAAAAACGAAGCGTTTGTAGCGTCGCTAAACTGTACGATATCGTAACCTGTTGGCGCGATTAACTCTGCGCCTTCGATTACTAACGTACCGCTTACGCCCGTAAATAACGGCAAGTTTGATGTCATTTGTAAAATGTAACCAGGCGCGCTGATGAAAATTATATTACCCGTACCTACGTCTAAACTTGACGTAAACGTTATCGTGCCGCCACCTAACGCACGTATAATTGTCGGCGTAGCTGTAGTAACAGCATTTAATGCAGTTTGTAAATTTTGAAACGGTTCGTTGTCACTAGTGCCGGTATTTAAATCACTACCGTTCGGATCAAACCAAAAAGCGTTAGCATATTCGAAAAACGGAATTATTTCTCCCGTGTTGTTAATTACGGTGCTATTAGGATTGCTTGTATCAAATGCTATTCCAGTTCCAGGCGCATAAGGAACAACAGGAACTGTACAATTAAGAATTCCGTTAAGATATGCTGTTCCATCATTTGTTATCCCTGAATAGGAAGGACATACAAGATAAACATTAGCGCCAGTTTGCATTATCAGATTAGTAATATTTTTAGATATGATATAAACTGTCGCGCCCGATTCAACTGTTAAATCTAAAATATTATCGGCTGTTATATAAACCGTACCAGTACTAATCGTACTCGACGTTAAAAGATCGCAAAGCAAACGGGATGTAATACTTGACGCACAACTATAAGCACTTATCGTATTGTTAGTTATAACCGTGCATCCCGCGTTATCTATAAGACCATTAATACCACCTTGCCCCACAGTAAACGTAGAGTATTGTAAATTATTAGTCACATTTGCTAAGGCATATGCAATTATAGAAAATGCAGTATCACCAGAAGTCGTTGTTAGACTCCCAGTAAACGATGTGGCCGGTGCATTAATACTTAACGACTGCCCGGTGCCTAAAGTCGTTAATGTTTCGGCATTAATAAAAGAATCTACCGCATAAATAATCGTGGGTGTTGTTGACGCTTCAGTAATTGAATTCTGAACAGTTGCTAAAGGTTTTTCGAACAATCCTTCGTTGGAATCGTTACCATTATTTTGTGCAATCCAAAAAGATTGTAAATACGGAAAAGGTGAAAAATAACTATCGCCAACAATATCTACCTCCCACGAATTTGTTGCCGTTAACGTACAATTTGCACGTTGCGCTATATCCGTTAACGATGATGCACCTATTAATGTTGCGGAACCACTAGGCGCAAAAGCAATAGAACCTGTGCTGGTATTTAAAAATGTCGCTTCGTAACCGTTTAAAAACGGATAGTCTTGCCCGGCAGTGTCGGTAAGTGTGATCGTATACGTACTGGACGTAGAGTTGATATATAAATATCCAGAATCTGCAGATGCTAAAGTTATATCGCCGCTTAACTGGACGATTTTTCGCATCGGATATCGCCACAAATTCGTGGCGTTTACCGGACCATGAAAATATCCACCGCCTGCACCAGTTGTAAAACCTAACGTATTTAATCGAGTCGCTTGCGTTAAGCTGCCAAAGCCATTTGTTGTACTTGCTTTTGTATAAGGTTGAGCTGCTATATATAGCCCGATAACTATCGTACTGAAATAATCACATTTAGTCCCTAAGTAAACGTCACCTGTTGTAGGGCCACAGTAATAAAAACGTGAAACCGTACTTTGATTAGATGTACCACCTATGAAATTCAAAGCTTTCGCGCCACTTTCTACCGATGCGGACTGCAAGACTACGTTAATATATGATGGGCCGCTTACGCCCGTTAAATCAACGGTTAACGCATCTCCAGTTACAGGATTGTGTTGCCAGCCCGGCGCGTAAACGTCAATACCACTTTGCGTAATATTCACGTTACTTGTATCCACACCAACGCCTAAACCTACTAATTGCACGAAAGACGCACCGCCAACGATAAGCGCTTGCCCGTTGATAGCCGCTTGGTCGAACGTAGCTAATGGAAAATCAATAGTACCTAACGCGCGGTCATCTCCTCCTACAGCCCAGTACAAAACGTATTGAGGGTTAAAAACGCCACTACCGACCGGTTCCCACGTGGGGTTAGCGGAAGGGCCGCCCGTTCGTAAAAAATAATTTTCAGTACCGGGCGGTAATATTACCCATCCAGTCGCGTTACGATACAAAATATCACCTTGCGTATTGCCCATTGA